TTATATTCTCCACTGTTTGCCAGCCATAATCACAAATATCACGGTAGTTTAAGGTAAGCTCTTCACCTCTTTCAATGTCCTTATTGGCTATGTGTATATACTTTGATGGACTATCTAGGTTAGGAGTTTCTGAATGATTGATGAATATGATATTATCAGCATGACGTATATACAGATCAAGAGTTTCATCATAGCAATAAAAGTAATCCATATTTTCTAAAAACACATCATACTTATGTTTTTCTACGCTTCTGATATCTATCCAACCATCTATAATATGATCATGTTTCCAAAAAACATAATCTTTTTTTATGAATTCATTCGAGAAAAGTCCTAAACCATGTATATTACTTTTTGCTACTGTAGTTTTATATAACATAGGCATATTAATATTTCCTGTAATATCTTTCTTTGTCGTATTCTATATATCCATCTGGTATATGATATAATATTTTTGTGTTCGTGTCAAACAATTTTGCTTTCATTGATTCTTTTAAATGCACGATAACCCAATTACGACTATTTAATTTATCATAAATTTCTGGGAAAGTCAATTTTGTGAAAGTAAATTTTGTTTTTTTTGTTTTCATTTAATTACTTTCTTATGAAATTGGGGGGCATTTTACCCCCCAATATTATTAAATTTTACATGATTCACAATCATCATCAACAACTTCACCAATTACAAGTACGGGCATTTCATATTCACCAGCACCATCAGCAGTGTTAAAATAATATAATTGTTTTCCACCATACTTATAGAACATAAGAAGATGTCCAATCATCTCAGACATCGGGATTTTCTCATCTTCATAAAACTTGGGGTTGTATGAGGTATTGACCGAGATGCCCTGATCGATGAATTTCTGGAGGACGGCAACGATCTTAAGATATCCTTCGGGCGACTTTTGATCCCAAAGAAGGTCGTATTTTTTCTTAAGTTTCCTAACTTCTGGCACCACTTGCTTAAGAACTCCATCTTTGCTCTGCTTAACGGAAACCAATGAGCGTGGAGGCTCAATTCCATTTGTAGAATTGCTAATCTGCGCTGATGTCTCTGATGGCATGAGAGCCATAAGAGTTGAGTTTCTGATACCATAGGTTCTCGCCTGTGAAGCCAATAGTCCCCAATCGAAACGGTATTGAGGGGTGGCCAATTCATCAACTTCTTTCTTGTAAGTATCGATAGGAAAAATTCCTTGACCATATTTTGTCTCCATAGATTTTTCACACGCACCCTTTTCCTTTGCAAGATCAATGGATGCCTTGATTAGATAGTATGACCAACCTTCGACAAATGAATGAAGCTTGTTCAATCCGTCATGATCAATGTGCTGATAAGATAAATCGTTACGAGCGAGCCAATAAGCGAGATTAATAATACCGACACCGAGGGGTCGTCTCGCCATCGTAGATTTCCTTGCTGCCAAGACTGGATAATCTTGATAGTCCAGTAGCTCGTCGAGAGCACGAACAGCAAGAGTACAAGGACGTTCAAAATCAGCAGGATCACGAATTTTTCCCCAGTTGATAGCAGCTAATGTGCATAGTGAAATCTCTCCATCAGGATCATTTATATCATTAAGTGGTTTCGTTGGCAAGGTAATTTCACAACAAAGATTGCTCATACGAATAGGAGCTAATTCTTTGATAAACGATCCATGATCGTTTGCATGATCTACATTTTGCAAATAAATACGTCCGGTATCCTTCCTCTCTTGCATGAATCCTGAGAAGAGTTCAATTGCTGAGACAGTCTTCTTTCTAATCTTAGGGTTTCGTTCTGCCTGTTCATAGATCGTTCTAAATTTATCGGTATCAATAAAAAAAGACTCATAAAGATCAGGAACATCAGAAGGGGAAAACAAAGTAATATTGCCCCCTTGTAACAACCTTTCATACATAACTTTATTAAATTGGACACCATAATCTAAACCTCTAATACGATTATCTTCGGTACCCTTGTTATTCTTAAGAACAACTAGGTCTTCGAACTCCAAATGCCACGCAGGGTAATATAGAGTTGCTGCGCCGCCTCTAACACCGCCTTGTGAACAAGATTTAACTGCTGCCTGAAATAGCTTGAAGAAAGGAATAACGCCAGTATGAGAAGTATCCCCATTACGAATAGGAGAGCCAATAGCCCTAATAGAACCAGCACCAATCCCAATACCTGCTTTCTGAGAAACGTACTTAACAATCGAAGAAGATGAAGAATTGATTGAGTCAAGACTGTCATCTGTTTCGATAAGAACGCACGAAGAGAATTGCTTTTGAGGCGAACGGAGACCAGCCATAATAGGAGTCGGCAACGATATTTCAAAAGTGCTTGTTGCATCATAAAAATCCTTTACCCATTTAAGACGATCTTCTTTATAGTTACGAAATAACACCATTGCAATAAGCATATATGCCATTTGTGGCGTTTCAAAAATTTTGCCCGTAGAACGATTCTTAATCAAATATTTACCACGAAATTGTTCCATGCCTACATAAGAAATTTTATAATCACGGTCATGGTCAATATAAGTGTTTAGAGTATTTATTTCATCTGAAGAATACCACCTAAGAATGTCTTTATCATAATACTGTAATGAAACTACTTCAATGATATGATCAAGCAATACTGGAATATTATAATCACCATATACTTCTTTTCTGAGGTGATAATTAATTAAACGTCCAGCAACATATTGATATCCCGGTGAATCTTCTGATATTAGATCAGCGGCGGCTTTAATCAAAGTTTCTTGAATATCAGAAGTTTTAATGCTATTATAGAATTGAATTTGTGAACGAATTTCAATCTCAGATGCCGAAACTCCTTTAATACCTTCACATGCCCATGATACTACTTTATGAAACTTTTCTAGATCAATAGACTCTTTGGAACCATTACGCTTAGTTACTTGAATTATCGTCATTCTTATTTTCTCCGTGTTCTTTCTTTGTTCGTTCGGCTGCTTCTGTTAGTACCTTTAAGATACCAATTTTAGCAAAATAATGCAGTGTCTCATTGTCCATATCAAAGACTACAGTACCACTGCCATCATTGTTTTCAGTGTATGACGTTACTTCAAGCTTCATATGTGTACCTCAACAATTCTAATTTTCCATTATGGTGTTCTACGATTGCAGTGCAAGACTCCACCCAGTCTCCACAGTTGATGTATTTAAGACCATCAATGTCCTTTATATTAGCATGATGGATATGTCCACAGATTATGCCATCTACGTGCTTTGATTTAGCAAAATTCGTTAAAGTTTCTTCATAATTACCAATAAAATTAACTGCTGATTTAACTTTGTACTTAGCCCAAGCACTGATTGACCAATATGGCAGTCCAAAAAGGTTTCTTATTTTATTTAATCCAATATTTAAAACTATTGCCACATCATAAGCCCATGATCCTACATGAGCCAACCACTTAGCGTTTTTAATGACTACATCGAACTGGTCGCCATGGATTACCAAATATGTTTTTCCAGCAGGAGATATATGTACAGTTTCTGGAAGAAGATGTATATTGCCTAGAAACTGAGACCCAAAAGACCTTAGAAACTCATCATGGTTACCGGGAATATAAAATATCTCAGTACCTTTACGACCTTTTCTCAAAATCTTTTGGATTACGTCATTGTGGTCTTGTGGCCAGTGCATGCGCTTATGCATCTCCCAGCCATCGATGATGTCACCAACCAGATACAGTTTTTCACATTCAAATGATTTCAAAAAAGAAAGCAGTGCTTTCGATTGGCAAGACTGTGTTCCAAGATGAATGTCTGATAGAAAAACTGATCTGTAACTATTCATTAGATATCCAATGCATCCTTGAGTGACGGGAATAATTCAGTAATTTGATACCATGCATCAGTGGCAATGTCACGATGCTCTTTCTGAGTTGATGAGTCCATACGAACCTGACAGTAGTGAATCCATGAACGAAGTGAACCCTTCATGTACATACGTGACATAATCAAACCTTCAGGAAGAACTGCACGAGCTTGTTCCTTAGCAATACCCTGTTCAATTGCCCATGCGTAAGCATTCTTGGCTACTTGGATAACTTCAAACTGTTCAAGTTCCCAGTTACTTGCAAGTTTAATATCATCAGTTTCAACGCTATTCTGACGGTTCTTTGTATCTTGCAACCGAGTTTCACGAGTAACGAAACCCATATCCTTGGTAGGATCAGCATAGCGTTGAGAAAATTCCTGAAAACTAAATGAACGATGGCGAAGAATCTGACGACCAATATCACGTGTAGTATTTATTTCCATCACAACATCTACCATTTCGAATGGTGACCAATGTTTGTGTTTGGCAAGATATTTAAGCAACTTAGCAGAAGTCAATTTGTTATTTTGATTGCCGGGATTGCTTACACGAGCAACATAAGCAATGAACTCATTAGCAGTGAGCACTTTTTCGTCAGACAAATCTTCAAGAAGAAGAGAAATAGTTGGTTGTGTAACGGCAATAATCTTAGCGGTATTCATACCTTACTCCATTTTGTAAGCGCCAGTTTGGCTGCAAGATCACGATATGTGTTCTGTTTGATTATATATTCAATGAATTCTGTTGATAGACCAGCAAGTATCATATCATTCACATCTTTATGTTCGACGTTAGATGGCCATATACAAACAGAATAGCCATTCATGATGGCCTTGTCAAGTTTTTTTATTGTCTCTTTGCTACGAGGTTCGTTATCATAAACGATTACCATCGATGCTTTGGAACTCTTAAGAGGAGCAAGACTAGAAACCAAATCTCCTCCAGCAGTAGCAATACTATTATGGATAAACATCGAATCAATAGGACCCTCCATAACATAAACTGTCTTATTAAAGTTAACCGTATCCAGACCATATATCACAGGAACATCATCGTCAATCACGATTGTGATATATTTAACCTGAGAATTTGACCTCAATGATCTACCCTGAAAAGCATGTACTTTATTGTTTTTGTCGATAAATGGGATAAGAATCCTAGTTTCATCATGCTTTAATGCGTCTTCTGTGAACTTATTAGGAATTAATGTGTTCGTAAAATTCATAAAATTCGGGCATGAGAATAGTTTAGCATGATATGGATTTGGAATTTTCCTATTGACAATAAATTTCTTTATGTTACTATCATGAGGCAACTGACTTATCTTCTTAAGACTCTTCAAGAATGTATTAGAAATATAAGCCTTGGGCTTCATTTTCTCAACAAATTCTTCATGTTCTTTTTGCTCAGGAGTTTTCGTTTCAGCAAGACATTCCATCTTGTACTGAGTGTATAAAGTCTGATCAATATTCTGTAAAAACTTTTTGAATGAAGAATGATTGTTACAATTAAAACAGTGATACTTATAGCTACCTGCTTCTTGATAAATCCATCCACGAGTTTTGGTCTTTGATCTGGTGCTGTCACCACAAAAAGGACAACGGAAATTAAACCCATTGTTCTTTCTTTTAAACATTTGTAACCTACTGGATACAATGCCGATATATTTGTTATCAATCCATAGCATCAATCACCTGTTTATTTCATTCTGATACCCTAATTATATCAGCGAAAAAAAAGATGTCAAGACTTATTTTAATAATTTTAGGATGGTTGAACCATATGAGAGAATGAACCCAAAGGCGACACCGCCGCCACCGACCATCCAAATGAAACGTTCGAACTGTGAAAGTTTTGCATTTAGGTTTTCATGTTGTGTTCTTTGTTCCGATCTAATATCTTTAAGCTCGTCCCAAATATCTTTCAATTTTTCGTCCATTTCGCTTCTTCTCTGTTCGATGATATTGGTGAAATAGTTGTTAATTTTTTCTTGCTGGCCAAGTTTTTCTTCATGTACTGCTAATAATTTCGACACGTTCTGTGAAACTTCTGTTAATTTTTCGATTGATGTATCAAGTTTATCTAACATTATATCCATACGTTCTGTTCTTCTTTGGATATCAATTATGGCTGAATCGGCAATCATTTCTTTGCTCCTTTTTTTGGATAACTTTTAGTAAAGTGTTTCAAAAAACTAGAACCAATTGATCCGGTTGCATTCTCAAATTCTTTTTTAGCTACGTCAGCGACAGCACCAACAGCACCTTTTACTGTAGCTTTTGCGATATTTTTAATAACGCCTTCATTAGTGGTTTTATCACCAAGAATCATTCTTTTAACAATTTTTCTTAAAGGTTTAGCCCAAGTTACATCGCCTTTAGTTCCGGCTATTGCATCTCCTGTGGATACTGTTGGTACATCTTCTTTCATATTTTCCTCAGTATTTTAATTAGAGTGTCATCCATAGAAATTAAATCTGTATAAATTATTTTTTCTTCACCAACATTGTAAACTTTTTCAGGTAAAATATTTAGCAAAATCAAAAATGGTTTAATATATTTGAATTCTGAACGCATTTTCAATAATAAAATTCTACACAATAATTCTGCACCAAACACATTATTTAAAATGATGATATGATTGAGAATTAACCTCTCTTTCAAATCATCATTTTCTACATATCGAGTAATCAATTTTTTAATATATTTAACACGTCTTAAATCTTCGATAAATTCTTCTGTAGAATGACATTGAGGATTGTCATAATATTTGGCACAGTATAATAAAAAATTATCATTATTCAAAACATCATACATTTTCTATTTAAGTTCTTTTATAGTAAAACGTAACCTTTAGACCTGTTGCACTAGTACCAGCACCATCAATATCAATTGATACTTTTGCATTATCTGCAATACTACTGTCTGATAATACCGCTGGTGTTGCTGCCGTTGCGCTTGTTGATTCATTTGCATCAATAGTCAATAGAGTACTTAGAATAGAAACACCAGCTTCATTAATATCTAATGTAATAACACCAGAAGTGCTATTGCTTGTTACTGATGCTTTTGGTAGTTTGGTGAGCGTCATTGCAAAAGGTGCATAGAATACATACTTATTAGTGCCAACAGCAATTGTCGTTGTCTCATCACGAGAAACATCAACAACCATGTGTTCTTCTGGTGTTCCCCATGAGCTATTTGCAGATAGGAATATATTAGTTGCTGAATATTGCGTAGTTGTTGGTATAGATAATACAACATTTGACGTTGAATTCATAATTTTAATTGATGATATATTAATTGAAGTATTAACAGTTGAATTACCAACAGTGAAAATACCAGAATTAGCTCTTGTTTCTGATCCTAATGAAATGGATGATGTATTAATTAATACATTAGACCCAATCATAATAGTCGATGAATTAGTAAATACATTTACTGAACTGTCACCAATTTTAAAAGATGTAGAATTTACTGTCATATTTGCGCCGACATAAATTCCAGAAATATTTACAGTAGAAAGACCAACTTTTAAACCAGCAATAGTGAGATTTGATGTTGATGTAGTGTTGCTAAATTTTAATAATGTAGAATTAGCAATTAAATTAGACGAATTATTACCGGAAAAATATCCAGATGAATTTGCAATAGTATTAGAACCAATATACATACCAGAGTTATTTACAGTGACAATACCAGAACTAATACCTAAATTAGTAACATTTGTTTGTACTGTACTATTAGCTAATGATAATGAAGTTTGACCTAATACCGAATTAACAGTTGAATTACCAATCAATAATAATGAAGTATTAACAATTGATACATTCGATTTAAAAGCGGTATTAACAGTCACATTACCAAATAATCCTGCTATTTGGATGCTTTTAGTTGTAGCTGTACCAGCAGTATCAGTAACAATTACAAATAAATCTGCTCCATTTGCAGTGGCCGTAGTTGTCAATTGTGTAATTTTTGTATTAGCCATTTATTTTACCATTAAAATGATTGTAAATTAATTCTTTTTAAGACATTGTTTGCAACCGCAACATACAAATAAGAGCTATCATAAAAAATTGTTCCTGAATTAACATTTATAGTACTGTTTGCAGGAGTCGCATTCCTAATAGCTACGTTTGCAGAACTATTACCTAATAAATTGGCAACAGTTATTGTGCGAGTTGAAGGAACCCCTGCTGGGTCTTTTAGAAAAACAATTCTATCGGACCCAACAGCATTATTGGAAATTGCAAGTTCAGAAGTTTTCTTTACATTATCTGTCATGATATTCTACCTAACTATCAAGAATCGGGCAGAATTGTATCGTCAGATGCATCACGAACTGATGCAGAGGCGTCACCAAGTGAACCCATAGCTACTAGAGTTTCGTAATGAACACGTCCTGCACGACCACCAGAGCCTTCACGGCGCACATTCCAGCCAGCGTGAGCAATACCCTTGTTCTTACCACCAGATACCACTACATAACCTGTAGCAGTGTCTCCTGTGGCAGTGTGAACTTCTGCTGTAGCGGAAGTAGCCGCAGTTAGATCGATATTTGCGCCACCTGATGTAGCAGCAACACAGATACCTGTTGAATTTGAGAAAGAAACATAGTAGAATGAATTTCCAGTCATACCACCGATTGCAGTATTACTTGTTGGTACACCATAATAGAATCTGTCACCAGCTTGAAACTTAACGTTTGCAGATGTAATTTTAATAAAATCAGCAGCATTATCAACACCAGTTGTGTTTGCTGTGATATTAATTGCTGATGGTGCTGCAATTGTAATAGTTGGGTTAAGCTTGATGCCAGAACCAGCTTGTACAATATTAAGCTGAGTAATTGAACCACCAAGAGTAGCAGATGTTACGTTAGCAAATGCATTTACAGCAGTTGCATTGGTTGTACCATTTGCCCATGTTACAGTTACAACAGCATTTGCTGTATAACCAGACCCACCCGTTAGAACGAATGTCTGAGCAATTGGACCACCATCAATACCAACTTCGGTTACGTCAACACCAAATACACCAACGGCCATGTTAGGAATGAATGCACCAATAGTGGTGTTACCAAACATATTTACGTCAGTATTTGCTCTTGAACCTGCTGAAGTGTTACCGTAGTGAGCATTAGCTCCATCAACACGACCAACTTGATCGCCTTTTACTAATGTAAATGTGCCAATTGGCGCACCATTAGATGTTTCTTTTGTAGTAGTGCTGTTAGCAGTAACAGCCTTATCTTCTCTACCCCATTGTGCCATTAGTTTGTTCTCCTAAAAAATTCTTTTTACTATTTATTCATCGTCGATAATCATCATATCTAAAAGATATTGTGATTTTCTGCCGATAGTTCTGCGTCTACCATTAACGATTAATATGTTACTATCAGTGATCTGTGGTGTTTTACGTGTTTGAATTATACGTGTAGGTGACACAAATGTTGGTTCTACAGGAGGAAGTATAACTTCCACAGGAGGAAGTGGTACAGCCTCTTGTATTGGCTGTACTACCTCTTCTTTTTTCTTAAGATCATCAATAACTACTGGTTTGCCACCAATAATAATAGCCATATTATTTTACTTTCTTGGTATCAGTAATATATGTCCGACCAGCATCAGAAGACTTGACACCTTTAACAGCATCGTCGAATGGACCGGCTGGATTCTTAACAATATCAGAAATAGACTTCTTTACTGCTTCAATCATTGCAGCATGAACTTCTAATTCATAATTCTGATTAAGTGCAGTACGTTGTTGACGCTGTCTAAGAATTTCTTCTTTTTTCTTTTGCGCTTCTATGTCCTGCTGCTTCATAGCATTTTCTTTGGTCTTTTGTGATTCTTGACCTTTGAGATTTTTAAATTCATCTTTTCTATTCTGATTTTTCTGAGCCATAGCACCATAAGTTTCAATTACAGAATAAATATGAGCTAATTCAACTTCTGAGAAGTCTTCGTTCTTTTCAATTTTTTTGGCAATTTCATGTGCCTTGACGATAGTTGACTTCTTAAGAGGTGGCTTATCACCAGTTGACTTTTCAGCCTGAGCCATGCCTACTGCATATGCATTGACCTTTTCATCAACATTTTCAACTTCTTCCTTCTTAAGTCTTTTGGCTGCACGATAACTACCAATTAGTCTATTCATGCTTCGTAATGAAGTTTCACCCGGCTCAATTGGTGCCTTTAAATAACGCTCAAGTGCTGCTTTACGCTCTGGAGTAAGTGCTGCTTTACGCTCAGTGGCACGGTCTCTCGATACCTCATCAATCTCTTCAACTTCTTCTTTAGTAGTAAAAGGAACTTTGTTTTTGTTCATTACCATTTCAAGACCTTTTTTGCGCCTTACATCACGAGGATGAATATTAGCAGCGGGGTCTTTAAACATACCTTTAGGATAGGAATCACCTCTTTGACCAGAAAGAAAGCCATCAAATTTTGCTCTTTCTTTTTGATCTTCAATATTTGCATCAACATATTTTTTTGCTTTGTCTAAAGTCATTTCATCAATTTCTTCTTCCTTCAGAACTGAAGAAATGTGGTTTGGTATTTCTTCTTTAGGTGTTTTTTTCCACCTATAATTAGGCTCATATGATGCGGTAGTTGGTTTTTTACTACTACGTCCAGATGCACCCTGATCAAACTGCATCCCTTTATACTTTCCGTTTTTCTGCTTTTCTATAGGAATAAAATGGCTGCGTTCACCATCCCTGTTTTCAATATGATATACTTCGCCCACTTCAAATCCTTCATCAAGTGATTCTTCTTCCATAGCTTCAACTTCTTCCTTCTTCATCTTAGGATTGACCTTGCTGGAATAAGTATTCAGTTCATATGGTGTTTTACCACCTTTATTATAAATTTGCATATGAATAATGTGCTCTTTTCCATCTTTATCAGTAGCAGGAATATTATGACTTACTGTATCACCTTCGGCTGGCTTACGTGGACCTGTGCTAATATGTTTGAAATGATCATCATCACTCACCTGAATACCTTTTTTAGCATGATGTCTTAATGCAGTGTTCACAGCATGAGTATATTGATCATGGTAAAGTGGATAATCACTTTCATTAATATTTACATCTTCTTTACGAAGTTTTTTAAAATCTGCTGAAGTAATTTTTCCCTTGGGAAGAGCAACATCTATATTATTTTTTTGTTTATCGCTTAATTTTTTTTTCTTTTTATCATCTTCCATATCTTCACCATCTACAACAGGCTTATTAGTTTCTGGTTCAACGTCTACTTCAGTCTTTCCACCTTTAAACTTCATTTTATCATCACCATCGTCTTTATTGGACTTTTTTTCGCCTTTATCTTCTTCTTTATCAGCCTTAGAGTCTTCTTTTTCTTTCTTACCTTCAACAATTTCAAGTACCTTCTTAAAAATGTCAAAAGTTGATGTTGTAGTTAAACGATTCATGATTGGCTCCTTGTTCTCTATAACCTTGCGGTAAATTTCTGCTTGTCTATTATGAGTTGACTTGTCACTAGTTGGTTCTGCGCTGTCAAAACGGCCAACGTTCTCTAGTTCCTTACGAGTCTTTGTATTAGGTCTAGGAGTGGCTTCGATATTCTCACGACCTTCCATAATATCTCTAATTGACTTTTCCAGTGACATTTTATTTTAACCTTTTGAAATGGCTTTAAGCTGCCATGCGTGTTTGTTGTGTTTATCAATACGATCTTCAATAAAATTAGAAAGACCGCTTTTGTTATTTTCGTTTGCAAGCTTATTAATATTTTCAAGAATGGAGATGATTTTTAAGTTATCATCAGTTAATTGTCTAATCATAATCATTGCGGTAGGAATATTAATTTCATCTTCTACTTTGCTTAATTCTTTAAACCTACCAAGAGAACCGGGTGAATATGAATCAAGTGATCTGATTTCTTCTGCATATTGATCGACAGAGTTAAATACTTCTTCATACAAATTACCAAAAAATGAATGGTACTGAGGGAAGTTTGGTCCTTCCACATTCCAATGAAAATAGTGTGCCTTTAAATAAAAAGAAAACACTGATGCTAATGCAACTTTCATTTCTTTAATTAATTCGTCCATCATTTTATTTCCTTTGTTATGAACAATTCCATTTTCTCAATGATTTATTTATTCTTGAATTTGGATCACGTGCAGTTTTAGCAGAAGTTAACTTGTTCTTCATGCCTTTCATGCGCCGACAGAATGATAAACGTCTTTTTGCTCTTTTAGAGCCTTTTTTTAATTTAGAAGGTTTTGTTGTCACAGCCATTTGTAATTTAGAACCGGGATGTTGTTCTCTATATGAGTTTACACCGTCTCTATTCAAACCACCTTCTGGATTTTTACCTTCTTTTCGTTGCCAAGCAGGAGTCTTTGCTTCATCAATAAACCCACAGTCACAATTATCACAACAGCTATAAAGTTTTTCATGAATTACTTGTTTCACGATTCTATAAGTTGTTTCTTCTTTTGGTACGCAATTAGGAACTATTTTATTTCCCTTTTTCTTCATACCATCTTTTTCATACCCATCCCAACAAGCTTCAGACGTAACTTCTTCTTTTACTGATTTCCATCCGCCACCTTTTGACTTATACCACTTTGCTGCCCAACCATTAGCATACGCAGAAGGATACACATCAAATTTTTGACGAGCCATAGATTTTGCTTTAGACCATAATGATGGATTCGTTGGTTTATTTGTTTCTGTAATATCATTCATTTCAGAAATCTTTCCTTTTCCAAAATTTGAAACATTAATCGGTTTGCCTTTGCGTTTTGGATTAGGATCATATTTTCTTTTCGCACGAACAGCAGAAATTATTTGTTTTTTTGTTAACTTTGCTCTTTTTTCATTAGACATACATTTTGGCTTTGGTTCACCCGGTTCTCTAGCACAAGGACCAGCAACTTCACCTTTAGAATTTACTCTTTTCCATCCACCTTCAGGATGTGATTTACTAAACCAATTACGTAAGTCTTCTTGCATTATTTTTTCTTTTATATTATTAGTCATCTTGTTATTTAGGTTTTTTATTATGTAGGTCTGTATGATACTGTTTAATCAATTTGAATAGAACATTATTTCTTTGATCAGAATCTATTACATTACCAGATTGATAGGCTGGTGGCTGACCATTGGGATCACCAGATACATATCCCATACCTCTTACAGAACCACCACCAGCAGAATTTGTTGGTGTGTCTTCAGATACTGTTTTCTTTTCAACTTTTTTTAATTTTTCATAATATTTTGGGTCTTCGCCAATATGATCTCTAGCAATTTTATTTGCAATTTTTTCATCTGATGTGTGTTCTTTTTCAATTTTAACACCACGTTCAATCTCTTTATTAATTACTTCAATAGATACTTTATGTTTTTTAGCAAGCTCTTGAGCATTCATTGTAGGATTGTCAAGACCATTTTTTTTCTTATACCCAGCCCAAATAGATTCATGTAAATCTTTATCTTCTATGTGGTATGTGATGCCTTTGTTAAGATATGAATTCACACGAGCGAAGCCAGCTTGTTCCTGAGTGCTAACAAAATTATTTTTCCATGCAAAATAACCTCTGCGATATACTTCCTTAAGTACATTGAAAGGCACATTTGATTTATTAGATTTTTTATTTAATGAAATATAAGCCGCTTCTGATAATTGAATATCAGGGGAGGTTTGTAAGCTGGCTACGGCAAACCTTTGTTCATCATTTGTCGTTAGCTGATGTTTTTCGCCTTCACGTCTTTTTAAGAAATATTCTTTTAAGACTTTTAACTTTTTATCATCTACCATTGGAGTTTCCCTTGGGCTTATCCAGAACCATGCAGGTTTGCCGTAGCCTTACTGCTTACAGTTGTATTTATACAAAGTTATTAGTCAACAAAAAAGGCGGGCCTTTTCAGGCCCGCCTTTAAATCAAACACAAAATATGGTTGAGCGGAACCCCACCGATTGCTCTCAACTATTCCTTGACCTATGTAAAGTCTCTTGCCTCTTGCATCAATGATGCACTACATACTTTTGCGTGATTTATTTATAATATTAGAAAAGTCAGCAAGAAGAAAACTTGGTGTCCATCCATCAAATCCACCACCAAGATTAAGATGCTTCATAAGCTTTCGGGCCTCAGAAAAATCACTAATCTGTTTGATTACTTGATCTGTCTGTGTTTCAATAACGACATAATTTGTCTTATTCTCATCTGCATTAATCTTATAATTCATCTTTACCATCCCGGTGCTGAATAATCGGTATATTTCTTATACATTGCAAACCCATCCAATCCATGAACTGGACAAACATTGATGTATTCTGGTAGACCTATCTTATCTTTCTCTCCTGCTATACCACAGATGAAAAGAACTTCATATTTTTCTGGTTGAGCATGTTGAAATGCAGTCTTGAAACGTTCAACCTGACTTCTAAGTCTTTCGTTATCTTTTTCAAGTTCCATTATAGAATTTTCAAGAGAATCTATATAACGATCATTTAATTCATAAATCATTCGATTACATCTTTCTTTTCTCTGGCCCAATTAACCACAACATAATCATTGATACAATTTTCTTTTGTGATAAGAAAATGATCTTCACCATATTTTTTGATCATTTGAGCTTTCCAAAAATCCCAATAGACTTCCAAAATTTGCTCTTCTGTGATTTCAATCTCATCGATACCAACCAGTGCATCACCATGCAATATAGGTTCCTCGTAATAATACGTTTTCATTTAAACCCCTGAAATGCAGCTTTTCCGAACTTATTCTTTGGCTTACCACGTTCACTATCTTCTTCACCAAATTTGGTGTTATCCATCACAGGACTATCGATCAAATCTTGCTGTGCTGATTGTTCAACATTGTACAACCTCATCTTCGACCTGTCAACACCAATAACAAAACGTTTATTGTAAGTGGGATCATTGTAACGATTCTTAAGCTGCTTGACCATCAATTGATTGAGGGATTCAAGTTCTTCAGACGTTTGGATCGCAAACATAAAATCCGCAGTGGCAGGAAGACCAAATGATTCAGAAGTGTCAGTAATGTCGATATCAGAGCTAGAAAAGCCAGAGCGAGTTGTCTGAGTGGCAGACATGATAGGAACGTCAAATTCTACCGCCAAACCACGAAGCTCTTCAGCGATGGCTTTAATGAGCGTATATGAGTTGACGTTTGAACCATACTTCATACGAGAAGATGAGCAAATATTTAGATAATCGATATAGATGATATCAGGAATAAATCCCTTCTTGAGCTTCAACTCATTCAGCAAATGTCTAAAGTTTGCTGAACCCGCACAAGCAGTAGGATATTCCTTGATGATCAGTTTACCAGTTGTCTTGGACTTTAACTTGTCAATCTTCTTCTCATACATCTCCTTTGGCAACAGAACAAGATCATCAACCGTCACATCAAGCAAATTAGCTTCAATACGTTCAGCGATTCTCTGTTCTGCCATTTCAAGGGTGATGTATAAAACATTCTTACCCAAAGTCAGATTAGATGCTGCACAATGACACATAAAAAGTGATTTACCAACACCTGTACCTGCGAGGATGATATTCAATGTTTTGTTTGGAATACCACCCTTTGTAATTCTGTTAAAGTAATCAATGTCAAATGGTGTACGAGTTTCCTTGGCATGATAGAACTCATACCGAGAATTAGAATCCTCAAGAAAATCATGCCCAATGTTTGTATCAAAAGAAACACCCAAAGCATCAGACAAAATTTGTGGGATCATTCCTTTTGAAGTTTTACCAGACTTATCATCCAATACCTGAATTGAAGTCATGATGGCATTATAAATTGCCTTTTCTTGACAGAACTTTTCTGTTTGATCTAATAGCCATTCATCCTTCTTTTCAGTGCTTGGTTCTAGGTTTTGAATACTAGTCTTACAACGATTGAACACATCTTCATTCATCCCATCTTTATTAGATAGATCAATGGCTAATGCTTCCTTAGAAGGAAAACTATTGTAAGTATCTACATATACATTGATTAGATTATACAGTGTTTTATCGGCCACATCATTAAAATATTCTTCTTTAAGGAAAGGTAATACCTTACGGCCATATTCCTCATTGAATATCAAATTATTAAAAATAATACTTTCAATCATGTTTTTCCCTTATGACGACCCAACACATAATTCTCAGATATTTTCTTCAATTATTTCATCATCTTCTGCCATAATAGAACCCATACCCATGGTATACTTGTTTTCAATGAATTTTGCAAAATCTGTCTCTTTAAACATTTTGACCCAAAATTCTTTATTATCAACAATATCTCCAGCCCGGACAGATGGCTGTCGAACTTCACCAGTGACACGATCTACGGTAGCATACCAGCCATTCTTTGGCTTAACAATATACCCCCCATCAAGAGCAACATCAAGGAGGCCACTCCACCGATTGATGCCACCATTAAAAGAGATCGTGATAGGAATCTTAGACTTTTCTTTAACATAACGTGACTTCTCAATATTAATGACAAAATGATATCCTTGAATTTCAGTACCATCTTTGTCTTGTTGACGACCGATGATCCAAATGTTGTCGGAACTATAGTAAGAACCAGTACCACCACCCACAATATCTTTGGGGTAAAGACCAATTTCTTTGTAAGTATGGTTGATAGCAACCATAGGAACATCCTTAAGTGTAAGCTTAGGTGTTACAATTCGGAATAGAGATTTCAGAGCCTTGGCACGAGACATATCAGCAACAGTCTTACCATCTACAGCATCATCAGTTTCTTTTTTTGATGCAAGATTACCAATCGAATCGATCACGATAAACACATGCTCATTGCGTTCGAGACCCTGAAGCTGAGTTACGATATCATGTTTCAATTCTTCAATATCTGTAATTGGAGTGTGAATAACAGAATCCAAGGGGATATTAAAAGTAGAAAAATATGACTGTGGCGTACCAAATTCAGAATCATAAAAAAGTACCAGACCATCCTTATACTTCTTGAGAAAAGACGATGCAAGAAGCAATGCAAATCCCGTCTTGAAGTGTTTAGATGGCCCAGCAAGCATAGTCAAACCGGGAACAATACCACCATCAATCGAACCAGACAATGCCACATTGATCATTGGAACGGGCGTTGAAATCGTATCCTTTTTGGTATAAATTTTACTATCTTGTAGAGTTGCAGTAAGATCGATTGTGGAATTTTTAATTAATTTATCACGCAAAGACATGTTTACCTCATTGTTTGAATACTTTATCAGAATCTATTTTAAGTGCTTTTTGGTCAGAAGTCAACTGTTTTTTCTTTTTACGGATGACTGTTTTTTTGATTGTAACTTTTTGTTCAGCGATGCCTTGATTAGCTGCTATCAACAAAATGACAGCAAGAGGATCAAATACCAGAACCAATAATATGATTACGTATCTTACGGCTCGTTCTAAATTAGCCGCTTCACCATTTTCGTAAATAAGTTCCGCAATGTATTTAATAGGCCCGACTTCGGCTTCAAGTTTACGGGATTCTGATTCGTATTTGATTCGTTCTTGTGTAAGTGTGGATATATTTTTGACATGGATATCTTTCTTTAGAACCAGAGAATCTCTAGTTTTGCGTTGTTGGTCTGCTGCTCTTAAAGATGAATTAGCTTGTCCACGATCTGTCATTTTATTAATTGCAGCATCAATTTGTTGAATTTGTTTATTTAAATCATCAATGTATTGTTTCTGTACATCAATGTTATTTTGAATAATGGCAACTTGTTCTCTGCCGCCATTATTGATGTTTAATGATTGTTCAATGTGAGCTTTTGATAAAAATCCAAAAATACCCATAGATGTAATTAACATCAATACTATAACCGCACTTGTCAAATATGTCCTGATCAATATTGAAGACATATCCCAATTTCTATAAAGCCATGATGCAGTTACTAATTTTCCAAATTCAAGAACTGTTCCCATAATTACAACAGGCCAGAATTGAGAAGAAAAAATTGTAGTGAGACCAATTATAGAATAATAAGCCGACACCCCTGATACAGCAAGTGCCGACAATAATGCTAGGTAATTTATCATTAGGTGTTTACGTAGTCCTCTATTTTTTTCTTAAAAGCATTAATCTTAACTGAACGATCTGGCCAAAAAATATATTCTTTAGTTGGGTCTTTAGCTAAATTTGTAAGGAGAGGCATGATCATCGCCATTAATCCATCGATTTTATTTTGATATTGAGTAGTCAAGGAATCCTTGACTACTGTCTGCTCTTGAACCTTTTGTCTCAAGAGTTCTTCGTGTGCCTTCAACTCCTGTTCAGAGACAAGTGAAAACCCAAAATCGTCTTCTTCATTTAACTTCATCCAAATAATCCTTCTAATGATGATCTTTTTACTGGGGACCAACCAATTACATCTGTAATTGATTTAAGTGGTATCATGAATGCTTTATCAAACTGCTTATCTCTGTCAATGTACTTATCCAAGTTGAATTCAATAGGAAGATTATCTGGACATGAGATAACCGTATCATGAACAGGATTGGGCATCTTCAAATATGCAAACTTGATCTTATCACCATCCATGATAGGTGGAACATTTTTAATGCTCTTTTTAAGAAGAAGATGATTAAAGATCAATGATCCCTTGACATGAATTGGAGTACCAAGAGTGTAAATTGTATCCTTATCATAATATTTCTTCATACCATTGACACCAGAAGGCGATGCAACCTGCTCGAATGAGAATGTATCAAACTCATCTTGAAAGTTAGCAACAAACTCTTGTAAATCAGCTTCTTCCTTATTCATGATAATAGCTAACGACTTTTTAATACCTTCACGACAAGCATAAGGTGTTGATGATCGTACTGCTTCGATGCCCATGATCTTGAGTTTAGGCTTATCATACTGCACACCTTCAACATTCCATGCATTCAAAATATACATCTTCTTCGCTCGCCAAATACCCTTATTGGCAATAGTTTCACGCTTCATCTGCATCTTCTGTTGATATGCATTCATCATATCAGCAAGTTCTTGATAACATGCATTAAGATAAGGCTGAATTTTAATTTCAACAAACTTATCAATAGCATCAACGATAAGAGGGTCTTCCATTTTATCAAGTTTATTAACTAAAGATTCAAACGTAACATAGATAGAATCAGTATCTGACGCAATGACATAATCAACACCATTAGTGTTCATCATCTTATTCATGTATTCATTCATCTTCTTTTCAATCCAACGAATTGAAAGCTGACCAGACATAGTAATAGCTTCAGCGTGATTGAAATTAAACCAACGAAAGTAAAGATTTCCCAACGCACCATATGCAGAATTAAGCTGAATTTTCTTGGCCATCTGCATATTGTGATAACGAGCAATAAGGTTCTCATCTTCCTTAGACTTAGTAATTTCAAACCTTTTCTTTGCTTCGATCATCTTTTTCTTATATACAACACGATCATTGTACATCTTTTCCATCAAAGTAGGAAGAAATCCCTGCTTATTCTTTCGATAAGTACAACCATTAGCTGCGTATGACACCATACTATCACGATATTCCCAATCACCCTTCAATAGATAATCAATTGATGGGAAATCAATCCTTCCAGCAAACATCTCTGGCGAAATATTATATTGCATAATCAAATGTGGGTAAAGTGAATTCAAATCAAAAGACACAACCCACTTTGAAAGGCCAATCTTTGGCTCTTTGACGTGACCACCAACAAGAGGCTCATCCATAGTTTGAACCTTCATTGGAGGAACTACGATGTTCTGATCCATTAGATAATTATGAATGATAATATCCCACGGACGAACCGTAGTCATTGTATCATTATAGTTTACCTTCGCATCGTATGCCAGAGCCATAACCTGTTCAATAAACTTAAGCTTTCCATCCAAACGATCTACCAGAACACAGTCATGAATGTTATATTCAATAAACTTCTGGAAATCATTCTTGTATAGATCAAGCAAAGAACCATCATATGCGATTTTCTTCTCACCCAATTCTTCTTGGGCAATATAATCAAGTTTATATGATTCCTGATTACCAAAAGTAAACTTACGATAAAGTTGATAATAATCAAGCGTAGAGATACCAGCAATCGAATATGTCTGATTCTCTTTACCCTTGAACTCTACAGTTTTCTCTTGAATAACACCCCAAGGCGAAAGCTTCTTAGCTTCTGCTTCTCCAAACACCAGCTTGATACGATTGATGATATAAGGAATGTCGAAGAATTCAATGTTCCATCCAGTAACGATATCTAAATCAAGTGCCTTCCAACACTTAATAAACATTTGAATAAGTTCTGGTTCATCCTTGCATTTAATATAATAAATGTTAGGATCAACAGTAAAGAAATTACCACATCCAAATACGTAAGAACGGTTACGACACCGAATAGTAATAGCAGTTAGAGGCTTATCAGCCTTCTGAATATCAGGAAATCCAGCATCAGCAGCACACTCAATATCGATTGTACCAACAGTGATAAACTCTGGATTATAATTAATTTCACCCTTAAAATGATCATAGATATACTGATAAAGGAAATGTGTGATTCCATACACTTCCCTATTTGATACACCTTCATTCTGAGTTAAAAATTCACGTGCAGACTTGATACTTTCAAACGGAAATTTAATTACAGGAGTGCCATCAAGTGTCTTATATTCACCCTGATTATTATGATGAAGAAAAACATATGGTTCATAATCAATAATTTTCTTCACACGAAGACCTTTGTCGTATCCACGCACGTAAATCTTATCGCCTCGTTGATAAACGTTGGTGTAAAATTCCATAATGTCTCCAATAAATTAAATGGGTTTCTTGTCACCTATTGTAGCATCAGCATCATTGGTTTGTCCAGCTTTTCTTAAAATTGCTGCTCTTTTTCTATCAGCAATCTCTGGATCAGAATATGTCATTGCAAGATTCATCGCAGATATCTTTTCCTGCCCTCTAGTCCATGCTGTGACGCCGATGATAGCACCCATAGACATATGGTATAGCCCAGCGCCTTGCAGCGTTAGTGGTACCCAAGGTATGATCTGTTTGCCAAAGTAGCCTTGAATGATTGCCCAACAAATTGGTGCGATGATGAAATCAAATGCACATGTTGCCATATACAACCAAGCGGCTGATGGACGCCAGTTTCTATTGAACCATGATTCATATTGCGAATCGGCAGAAACAAATTTTTGATCTTCTAAATTGTCTGGCATTATAGAACAGAAAGCGCATGATTATATAAATCAATTCTATTTTGCAAATGATTTACTGGTTTACCATTGACTAATTCAGAAACTTTAGTAATATTTCCTCTATCAGCATAAGAATTTAAATTTCTTGAATTCCAAAACCAAGCAGCAGATTCCATTGCGCCTTCTGGTGTTTCAAGATATTCAACAGCCTCGTCTAAAGTCATTTCCATGTCAGCCGCAAATTTGGTATAATTGTCTTTACCAGTTAATTGAATAAGACCACGACCACGATATTTCCATCCATCACCAGTTTCTTCTGGACCATTGCCCATACGATTAGCGTATACACGAGACGCAATTTTTTCTGGTTTACGAGCATATTGAGCAGCTAATGCTGGGGTAAAATACTTTTTAAAAATTCGCATGAGACCATCAGCAGAATAATTAAGATTTTCTTTTACAGCAGTCAATTGACCACTTTCATGTGCTACTTGAGCGATAAATGCTGCCATTCTTTCAGGTGTATTGATTTCATAATCTAGACACACCTGATTGAACGCTTCAAAATATAAAGTAACATCTTCTTCAGTAGCATCAGCAAATGCAGAATTTAATTTTTCTAATGAGATAGACATAAGTTATTCTCCTATAATAATTTTTCATAATATAGAAGAAATTCATTATAACTATTTATCAGTTATCAACATTGTTAGGTATACAGTTGCATAAATTTCACCACGAGTCAATCCAAGATCATTGAGTTCACGATCACTTAAACGATTGAGTTCATTGATAGCTTGTGTACAACGAATTGATTTTTTTGCCACATCAAATACATGCGAAAAATAATCAAAAAACATTTTAACTCCTTTATTAAAGAAAAAGGGGGCTTTTGCCCCCTTTAATTAACCTTTGAGGTATTCTCGATTATCCGGTTGATTAGCATCCGTAATATCGATTTTCTTGGGCTTCTTATTTTCTGGAATAACATGTTCCAGCCAAATTTTTAGAAGACCATTGATCATTTGTGCATTATTCACAACGACGTTATCAGCAAGAGTGAAAGTGCGAGTAAAAGAACGATCAGCAATTCCCTTATGTAGATATTGTACGTCAATACCATCTTGAGTCAATGTATCAAGTGTAGTAGACCCCTTGATGAAAAGCTTATTATCTTCAAGAGTAAGTTCAACGTCTTGCTTGCCGAATCCAGCAACAGCAACCTCAACAACATACTTATTTTCATCAACCTTCTTGAGGTTGAATGGCGGATATCCTACTGAAGTCTTAGAAATATGATCAACTGTTTCTTGAATCTTGGCAGCAAACTTATCTGAGCCAACAAAAAACTTATTAAACTTTTCCATATCAGCAAAAGTATGGTCGATTTTCCATGCATTCATTTTTAATTCTCCTATTTAAGCGAGGTATATATCATGTAGTCCATTAGGCACTACATGATATTATTTAGTATGCAGTCCATTATTTGTCAAGTATTTAATCCCACAAAGACTCATAATATTTTGCAAACAGTCTGAGACCATTAATACGACGAATCATTGCAGCATCATGGCCAACATGATCAAATTTGTGTGTGTCATTAGGTCCTTTTTGCATACTAGAAAGGCCAGTGGTTTCGTTTTTTACAAAAATATAATCAATCTTGCCGGTGTGAAACTGATCCAAAAATTTATCATCAAATGTGCTAAAAGCATAAATCATTTCATCAAGAATCCATTCCCAACGTTCAGCCATTTTATCATCAGAATGACCAAAATTATTTTCGTTTCCTTTTCCAAAAAGATCATAATCCAAATTATGAGGAGAATCAACTTCTTCGATTACAGGCTTGCCTTTTTCAATATGAGGCGTATCAGCTTCATCAGTCATAGGAATTCCATTCTTGGATTCCTTAAGTTTAATAAGCATTGGGTGTATGATATAAGACAATGTCTGATCCATAGACCAAAGATCATGATTTTCAATAAGAACTTCTATCTTACGATTTTTATTATTAAAATAGAATTTATTAATTGTGTAATCAATAACAGTTTGCGATTGTTCGATGATCCATTTTACGACTTTATCTAATCTAGTGTAGTCAAGGGCATTAATGTCCCAGTAATCTTTCTTATGCATTTTTTCCAAATAACGATCAAATACCCATTCGATGTTGATTGGATTAATATAATTACCAATATTAACTTTCATTGAGGATTTCCTTGTTTCTTTTGCATAAATATTATCATATGGAGGATAGACATGTTTGATTTTAGTAAGTTTAAATTATATGGGATAATAGCTGCTGTGTCAATATCTATTTTGACTACAGGAGTAGTAATGTGGAAAAATAATATCAAAAAACAAGCTATATTAGAAATGACTAATAGACAACTTGAGCAGATTATCAAAGACCAACAAACATTTATTATAAAAATGAATGAAATCAATACATTACAAAAGCAAGAACTGGATGGTTTAAATAAAAAAAATTCTGTTCTTATGATAGAAATTTCAAAAATTGAAACATATCTAAACTCAGAACAAGTTATGAAAAACGACCACCCATCTTCAGAAATTTTAAAAGAAACAATTCGTCGTTTGAATGGAGACCTTCAATGAAGTATTATGTAATCATTCCGTTTACATTGTTTCTGGCTGGATGTAATTCCACACAATTATTGACAACCACAAAATATCAAGTGGTCATTCCAGACGCATCTATGTTTCAATGTCCGATTGTAAAGAAATTCCCTGACGCAAGCAAACTAACAGATGTACAGATAGCAAAAACATTAGTAGAGTTGTATAAAAACAACAAGACATGCAAAAACTCTATTGACACTATCAAGAAGTTCTTGGAACAATCAAAAGTGTCAATAGAGAAATAATTGGATCAAGAACTAGGATTCGAACCTAGACTTAACAGATTCAAAGTCTGTCGTTCTACCATTAAACTATTCTTGAATAAGATTCAACGACATGTCACTTCCCACATCTCCCGACCATAACGGTCATAACCAACTATTTCTTTCCAACATGTTGGGGGAAGTTGATGGTTATAATAATATGCGCCAGCCACACCAAGCCCCAAAAGACTAAGACCAAGTGCAGTACCAAAACCACCGGAATTACGGTGTTGTTGTGGAGCATGGCGATGATGATGTTGAGCTATTACAGGTCCAAGAAAAGCAAGAAACAATATAATCGACAATACAATACGCTTAATCATGACGCAATCCTTTCAATGATGGGCATCCCGATAACTTCAAACTTAGTTGTCTTCTTTCCCTTCATATCACGAACAAAAGACATTGCAGATTGCAATGAGGGAAACTTGACAGTTTGTGTCGTTAGAAGACCATACAGAGCAGAAGTCTTCTTTACATGCTTAATATCGTATTGAACGATAAAACGATAACCAGACATATTAACCTCCATTGATGTATTCATCAGTACATTATATATACAAAATACCCAATGTCAAGCGATATTTGGTAGTCGTTGAAGGTAACGATCCTTCCACCCCTGTCTTATCAGGACAGTGCTCTACCTCTGAGCTAAACGACTATATGTGAGTGAAATAAACACTCACAATTTTTTTTAATGGTTCATCTAGTATTTCATAATACTCATCATCAAGAATTCCACGGCAAACATCAAAATAATCTTCTTCGGTCAAAATTTCTTTACACATCATTAAATATTCTTTTCGATTTTTAATGTTATGCACAATAACTGGTACATTATTGATAGGTTTTTGTCTATCTGGAAAATTTAAAATGTCAGCCATAAATTTCCTTTCCTATAATGGTGCGACGTATCGGATTCGAACCGATATTGTACAGAGTGAAAATCTGGATTCCTAGCCGTTAGAAGAACGTCGCATAATAGCTCCAAGCACTATCGTAGCTTGGCAACGGATAGTTATTTAAGCGTCTCCCATTAATCTGGCCAGATAGGAGAGAATCATTCACTATCACCCTAGTCTGTTTCAACGCTAAAGGGCATGTTATGGAGGAAGCGGTGAGATTCGAACTCACGGAAGACTTTCGCCTTCGCTGGTTTTCAAGACCAGAACCTTAAACCACTCGGTCACACTTCCAATAATTTAACTCTACCTAATCTTGATAATTTTGTCAAGATTTATTTTGGCATCAGTGGTAGGAGTTGAACCTACGCTCTCGGTTTTGGAGACCGATGTGCTACCGTAACACTTCACTGATGTATTTTTTTTATTTATATGGCGGAGAGTGTGGGATTCGAACCCACGGAAAACTTTCGCCTTCGCACATTTAGCAAACGTGTGCCTTAAACCTCTCGGCCAACTCTCCTATTATTAAGTTAAAAGCCTAGTTTTTTTCGCTTTAACGGCTGTTTCTGTCAGTAGTTCCATACTGAAATTAGATTTAACAGTTGCAACATCTTCCATAACATTTGGATTGTAGGCTTTGAAATCACCGCCATGTCCTAGCTTAATGTGACAATCTTTATCACCGTCCATACAAAGAGTAATGAGATTGGTAGGTTCTAATTCTAATTCTGGAAATAGATGGAATGGTTTTTTGTGATGGACATTTAAATTCAATTCACCATTACATGCAGCACAGGTTGGCTCAAGTTTTAAATGTGCATGTTGAACAGTTGGCCAATGTGGTGATCTTTCCATACCATGGCCAACTTGAGAATCCCGAACTGATTCGAGATATAGTTTTTTTTTCTTTCTAGGATAAACGCCTTTTGGCATAGTAATACCTCTACAATTACTGTAGAAGTATTTATATATGGTGCCGACTCCCCGTTACGATCAGGGTTCTCTAGTTCTTCAAACTAGCGTGAGTACCACCTTCACCAAGTCGGCATTAATTGGTCAGCCAAGAAGGATTTGAACCTTCGATCTCAACCTTCCAAGGGTTGCGGGGACGACCAAACTCCCCTACTGGCTGTTATTTTATTTAACCCTAATAGATTCGATATTAATGGGTGTATAATTGATCTGCTCTACAGAAACATTGATGTACCTATCATCATCAATAACTTTGTCATGAATATGACCATGAACATTCTTGGAAACTTTATTCTCAAGCGATCCATGATGGACAGGAACATGAGTTAAAAGCAAACCAAAATCAGGAAACATTCTCCACACCATAATTTTTTCAAACATAGTATGAAGAATTTCATCTTTACCATTATCATGGTTTCCAAGAACCAGTCGTTTACGTCCATTCAAACGATTGGCGAAATTAGAAGGATTATTTTTTCCAAAATAAACATCACCTAGATGATACACGATATCTTCGGTCTTTACAACTGAATTCCAATTTTCAATGATTTTTTCATCCATCTCAAAAAGAGTCGCAAAAGGTCTATCACAATATTTTATGATATTAGCGTGACCAAAATGAGTATCAGAAATTACAAAAATGTTTCTCATTATATATCCTTTATCTGGTGCCTGTTGTTGGCATCGAACCAACTTTAGCAGTCTTATGAGGACTGTGCGATAGCCAATACCGCCCAACAGGCTTATTGAGTAGTTCCTCTTGCAAACTTAGTGGACTTGCCAAGAATCGAACTTGGTGGGGTGTACTGCCCCGTTACCACAACTCTCACGCTCCAGTGATAAAGGAGAATCGAACTCCAAAGCATCAAGTCCATATTTTATAATATCCTACCCTTATAATAACCTAATTCAATGAAGTTGTCAAGCTCTTCTTTTTTAATTTTTTTATTTTCTTGACCGTTCGTTACCCAACAAGTACCATATTGAGAATTTTTTACTCCAACACCAGATGATTTTCCTTTTTTAGCTTTACTAATTTTATCTTTCACATCTTGTCTTTTAGATGGGTTATTATCGCCAATCATCCATCGAGATACAAATTTCATTTTCGCTTTATGTTCAGGCGTTTTTATTGAATTATAATAGGCTCTTAACCATTTTTCTTTTTTATCTGGATTAAATAAACGCTCTGTAGTTGCTTTTTTCGATTCTTCTTTTGTAAATTTATAATTAAGTGAATTTTTATTGATAAAACTAAATCCACCACGCCCACCTTCACAAAGATTATAACTCATTTCATTCAAAACAACAAGTTCTTTTTCTTTGGTTTTCATATCTTTTTCATTATTAAAAACATATAGAATTTCTTTTACAAAATTCTCAAATCCATATTTCTGAATAGCAGCTTTAATAAGCTTACCAGAACCCATATAACCATCATCAAGATTTTTGGTTTGATGCATTCCGATATAATATTTTTGATTTATTTTATTTGTTATCTTATAAATTGTATAAAGCAAACGCTGACCCTCAGTTGTATAAGCAGTCTTATTGACATTGCTATTTATACAACTGAGGCGCTTATGTGGGTAGAGATGGATTCGAACCAACTCATCTTTAAGAAGAGGATTTACAGTCCCCCGCGACTCTCCAACTTCGCCGTCTACCCAAAAGTTTCATTCATACTCGACTAGATAGTATTTATTATCTTCACGACACAGTCTGGCAAAAGGATCAACAACTTTTTGATCGTTGATCTTAATTGCACCACCCTTGATGTGGTTCCTAGCCTCAGTCTTTGACTTGGCAAAACCAACATCAATCATAATAGCAGCAAGCTCCTTACCCACCTGTTGAAAGTCTTTTGGAACTTTAACAAACTCAACATCTAGTAACATAATCATTCTCCAAAATGGTCCTAACTCTAGGATTCGAACCTAGTCTTGCTGATCCACAATCAGCCGTGCTGACCAACAACACTAAGTTAGGATGGTGCTACCTGTCGGATTCGAACTGACGGCCTATGAATTACTAGTTCATTGCTCTACCAACTGAGCTAAGGTAGCAAACTTTTAAAATACGCTATAAACAAAATACCCAATGATACCAAGG